TTTAGACTTTACAGAAATGCCCGTTACCGGAATGCACGGCCATGGAGATTTGGTTTTAAACACTACAGTCTCCATCGGTTCATGCTATACTGGCTGGCGGGCTCGTTGGTGAGTACGGTAATATACTATACAGCCGGAAAGCTTTACGCAACAACCCTAATGTGCCTGACCACACTAATGATCTTCGCATGCCGTAAGAAGGAGCCTGAGCATGTGGTCCTCCAGCGCTTTATAAGCGTTAATAGGGGGGTTCACCACACGTCCAGTGCTAGGGGCCCTCATAGGTTCAGATTCCATGAGGTTGATGAACCTGAGGAGTGCATACGGCGACTTGAAGCCTTCAGGACTGTGGACAGGGTGACACGAGCGATCTACCGAGAAGTGACCTTTCGATACTACCACCGGGACACGTATGATGAGTACACGATGACAATGGTGGATGAATGGTTCCAGCATGCTCTCACGAAGATACATGCGGAGGATGCTGAGATCAGGCTAGGACATGTGGTCAAACTAATCGGACAGGTGGCGACAATGGCTGTTGATGTGACAGTACATGCAGATCTGGTCGAAGCAACAGCAATGGTGGCGTGGGCCTTTCGGAATGCCTATGAGCGACGTAAAACTCGTAGGTATTTCGGGAGCGGCCAGTAGCCCTAGATGCTGGCGTACGCGCGGTACACGGGTATCGACTCCGTGACCGCGTGATAGCGGCGACAGACCTTCCGCCGCAAAAGCCTGGTTCATGGGTGAAGGTCAAGGATGATGAGGACAAATTAGAATCGTACAGAGAGATGGCGTCACAAATTGGACCCGTAGTTCACGGAAGAGCACCATGTACACCTGACAATAAGGCTCCAGAGAATTTCGCGCACGCGGCGCGTGCCAGGGCTCTGCAGCTTGTCGGACCAAGGGAATTGGATCTTGAAGGAATCAAGGTGTACGTCCGCGACTGGCTCAAAGTGAACCTATGTCCACGGGGCAGGCCCCTGCCCTTCGATCAATGGCTAGCGGGACGGCCATACAACACGAGAAGGAAGGAAGAGCTTAGAGAAGCGTTCATGAAAAATGAGGAATGGAAGTACAGTCATGTACATACGCACATCAAGAAGGAGTGGTACCCAGCATTTAAGGCCCCACGGCTGATTAATGCTAGAACGGATCTGTTCAAGGTACACTTTGGGCCTTGGTGTACGTGGATTGAGGATCACCTCTATAGGCTTCCATACTTCATTAAGAAGATACCATTGAAGGAGAGACCATCCTACATCGACAGACTTGTTTCACACTACCCCTACAGGTATGTGACAGACTACAGTAGGTTTGAGAGCTCGATGCGCGCTGAGGTCATGGAGGCAATCGAGGTCCAGCTGTACAGGCACTTTGGAGTGCCGGAGTCAATAATTGATGTGATAACTGGACAGAATCAGCTCCAAGATCGCAGAGGCAGATTTCGAGCAAGGGTGAAGGCAACGAGAATGAGCGGGGAAATGAATACATCGCTCGGAAACAGCTTCACCAATATCATGCTTATGCTGTACTGTTGCCACTGCCATGGGGTGAATGTGGAAGGATGCGTGGAGGGTGATGATGGTGTCTTCGGCACGGATGCGGAACTAAGTGGGGAGTGGTTCGCACAGCTGGGATTCAAGCTGGACCTGGTAAGGACGATGACGGTCAACACTGCCGGGTTTTGTTCAATGTTCTGGTCGACAGATGGCACGCTCATGTGTGACCCGCTCAGGCTGGTAAGGCTGGGCTGGTCGCTCAATGTCAATTCGCGTGCAGGCCAGAAATTCCGTACTGAGATGCTCGGGAGCACAGCGATGTGCCTTGCCTACGAGCTTGGAGGCTGCCCCATCTACTGGGCGTGGGCCAAAAAGTTCGCGAGGCTCGGGCGTGTCGCGGATAGCTATTGGACAAGGTATGAACTTGAATCAGCTGGTGTCGAGTATGTGGCCACACCAGGCTTCCTGGTGTTGAAGGAGGGTGCCGTGATCAAGGCTCCTACTTATGATACTCGGGTCGATTATGCGGTGCTGTACGGGATTAGTATAGCGGCGCAGATGGATATCGAGAGTCAGATCATGAAAGGAGTTGATATCAGAAACGGGGAGCTCAACTCATATCTTGATGAGGTCTACCCAGACCTTGTCAGGAATTGGGACCAATTTGTGTGGTGAGTGGGGGGGAGGTCGGATCAGATGACAAGAGTCAGGAAAATTAATAAGAATACAGTGGGAGTCAGTAATGGCTCCGGCAAGCCGGTGCAACTGGGTGTGGGTATTATACTCAGTATGCTCAAGTTGCTCGGCACTAAGGCACTTAAGAAAGTGCTTCACTTTATAGAGAAAGAGTTGGGCCTTAAGGGTACAAGACAGATAAGACAGAAGCCTAAGTTCAGAGTAACACGGCCTGTGCCACTGAACGTAGGTACTCACATAACACCCTCAGAGCCTAAAGTAACACTGTCTGAGGACAGTGCACGTGTAATAGGACAGGCTTACATTGGTCAGTTCGTATCAGATACAAACAAGTATAGGATTCAGGCAGTTCCATGCAACCCGATCGCTTGGGGATACTCAAACCTACTGGGATTCTGCCAGACGTACACACACTACAAAATTAACCATATGACCCTACACTATAGTACAGCAGTACCGTCAACTACTGAAGGCCAGATTGTGCTGTCGACGAGGTCTACTCGTGACAGGCCACCAAGTGGCTTCAGTAATGTTGTTAAGTACTGCTTGCAACGTGAGGGGAGTACAATTGGACCTGTGTGGAGTTCGGCACTTTGTGTTCCAGCAGAGCAGGATGAGGAGCGAGTCTTCAAGTGCGAATTCATGGCTGACGAAGGAGATGAATCCGGATCATGGTGTTTTATCGTGGCGGACACCAATAATGCGAGGGAGTCCGATGTGACGCTAGGATCACTCACAATTCACTATGACATTGAGTTCCACGGACATCGCGGGATCAATGACGTGAATATGCGATATGGTGATGTTGAGTGGGCTGACCTAGCAATGTCAGGAGGTGAGACCCCTGCGTCAGGTTACAAGGTCGGAACGATTATGTACTTTATGAACCAGGGTGATGGAGTGGACATGGGCGATGTTTATTTATATTGCGGGGATCGCTTGACCTGCACTAAGCTCGCGTCCACCAATAACTACTGGCGGCTTCTTGACAGGAACCTTATGCTCGACGTCTCGGAGATTACTTTCGGTGAATCTGAGGTTCAAATTTTTGAGCCGCAATCTGAAGGCTGACCTCCACAAACCAATCCCACCCTAGGGGGTGACTGAACGGACAGTATACTCCGCCACAGTCTGAGCTACACAAAACACATAAAAAA